AAAGCCCCGGCGAACCGGGGCGGTGGGTTAGGGCTGCATATCCCTATCTATCAACTCGCGTATCAACTCCGCCATCGGCCTCCGCTCCTCAAACGCCCTCCGGCGTAGATGCTCGTGCTGCGCCTGTGTGAGCAATACCGGTATGCGCTTGTCCACGAACTCCTCGAATATACGGCCGTCCGGGAGAATGATAAAACCGCAACCGTCCTCGTTCAGGGCCATGTAGAGCATTTCGCCTGTGTCCCGGTTACGCAGCTCGACAACAATCGCCATGTCGCAGGAGTGCAAACGGCTGCCTTTTGTCGGAGCCGTGCGTCGCATGAGCCTCCAATCGGCGTCGCGAAGATCGTGTATGCTGGTGTAATTCCTCCATGCGGGAGTTCTGCGAAGCCATCGGCTGACGTTGCTAACGCCTGCCAGCGACTGTGGCCGGGGAACTGCCCCAGAAACAACGTCAGCCATCATGGGCCTGGCATCACAAATACGAAGTTCTTCGAGATTGTATTCTCTATCCATTACAGACAACCTCCTCCCTGAGAAAACGGGTGCGCGCTTCCTCTATCGTGTATGCCGGGCGGCTCTCGAAGTTTTCAACGCACCCCTGCACCAGCTTTAAATCTGTGTGGGGGCCGTGATCTACCCGTTTAGAATTCGGCGTGATCATCTCCTCCATCCCGCCTGAGCCCGGAACCGTCTGGAATAGTTCCATTCTGCACCCAGGGTCACGCAGGATGATGAATCCCCCGGGGTTGATTCTCACGCGAACATGCCCTCTGCCGTACTCTCGCGGGTGAGAATACCATCCTCGCCCGGTAGCAGGATTGTGAGGCCCCTTCTCGAGCAGCTTATACCCCCTGTTTTTCAGCCATTCCTCTACCTCGGCGTTGATCGCATCTGCTCTCTGTCGGTAGTTCATTTTGCACCTCCGTTTTATTTCAGCCTGTCTCATCGGTGCCGGCAGGCAATCTCCGGCAGAAGGGGCCGTGGCCCCGTTTCGACTATATGGTAACGTGCAGCGCGTTTTTTGTGGATATTGCCGCTTCCTCGATGCTCCTCTCCTCGTCGGTCAGCGCTATAGATGCCGGAGGCGTCCATCTGTCATCGTAGGAATCTAGCATTCTGGTAGCGTCGGAGGTTGGCTCGAGCGCTCCTGTTTCGGGATTATAGACGTGGTTTTTAGCATCAAGGCGGTCACGCTGGGAGCGTTTTGCCCCGGATGCCTCTACCGCTGCATTCCACAGCGCAACCTCGTCCTCTGTCGCGGGACGAATCGTATACCATGTGCTAACATGTCCGTATACGTCTCTGTCCTCTCCGCTCCAGCGTGCTGGCTCCGTATCCACTACTACAAATACTCCGTGCCGTTTATTGCCCCAGATATCCCCCTTGCTCAAATGCTGTGGAACCGATCCGTATCTTACCTTCTCTGTCATTCTGATTACCTCCCGTTTCAATCTCTCTTTGATGTTTCTATTGTATCACGATACATACAGGAATACAATAGGTAAAATGTGACTTGTTTTATCCTATAACCCCGGTATATTGGGTATATCGTATGGTAATTTGTGACATGGATAAACTGTAAGAATTACAAATTACTTTCTATTTGGCTATATAGTGAGGGGATAATTTTATGGGAGATAAACATCCTGATAATAAAAAAGCGAAAAATAAGAAAAAGCGGTCTAAAAAGAGTGAAAAACTCCCAGTAAGACAGCAACGTTATGTTGATGATTTCTTAATTAGCGGAAACATGACAAAAGCTGCAGAGGCTGCTGGATATAGCAAAAAGACCGCTCCGCAGCAAGGGAGTCGGCTGTATAAAAATGTTAAGGTCAGAGCTGCGATTGATGCTGCGATGGCTGCGAGGTCAAAGAGGACAGAGATTTCCCAGGACAACGTGCTCAAGGAGTTGGCCAAGCTCGGATTCGCCAACATGGCCGATTACATGACGATAACAGACAAAGGCCTGGCATATATTGACCTTAAAAAGCTAACCCGGGATCAAGCGGCAGCAATACAGGAAATCACTGTCGACGAATATTGGGATGGCACTGGTGACGATGCCCGAGAAGTGAAGCGGGTAAAGGTTAAGCTCTCTGATAAACGGGCATCTTTGGAATTGCTTGGTAAGCATCTGGGGTTGTTTGCAGACACGCTGAAGACACCTGATATTGCAAAATTCTTACAAGTTGTTATAGGGGAGGATGAAGGTGAGGTGGAAAGCCCAACCACGCCAGGCTAAATTCCTCAACTGTTTACGTGATCCCAATGGTCCGGATGAGATATTCTACGGCGGTTCTGCAGGGGGAGGCAAAACAGATGCACTGCTGATAGGGTGTTATATCGGTTGCATGGAGATGGGCACGGATTGTCTGTTCCTTCGAAGGACGTTCCCACAGCTCAAAGGCAAGCCTATTCCGCGCAGCAAGGAACTGTTTGACGACTTTGCTAAGTTTAATCGCAGTGATCATGTATGGACGTTTCCCACAGGGCGCATTCTGCGTTTTGGTCACTGTGCCAGGGATGGGGATGAGCTGCAATATAAATCCGATGAGTACGGGATCATTGCGGTCGATGAGGAGACCGATTTCCTCGAATCGCAATTTGTTTTACTGACCAGCCGTAACCGCTTTGTTGGGATGAAGGGCAAGCCGCGGATGCTTGGAGGATCAAACCCGGGAAGCATTGGTCATGCCTGGGTTAAGGCTCGTTATATCGATCCGGCCGCACCGGAAACAGTGTTCGAGGCTCCACAATCGATTCAAGAAATTGAGATGGAATTGCCTCCACGCAAAAGGATCTTTATTCCGGCCAGGCTTGAGGATAATCAGATTCTAATGCGGGCCGATCCCGGGTATTTATCGAGGTTATTAGCCCTGCCTGAGCATATGCGTAAGGCGTATCACGGCGGGGATTGGGATGCCTTTGCCGGTCAAGCCTTCAGTGATCTTGAGAGAGACAAGCACTCTTTCAAGCCGTTTGACATTCCAAGGCACTGGCTGCGATTTGGGGCGCTGGATTGGGGATATGCCAAGCCGTTCAGTTTTGGGTGGTATGCGGTCGATGAATGCGGCACTGCTTGGAGATATCGAGAGTATTACGGCTGCGTTCCAGGTGAGCCTAATACCGGCCTGAGGATGGACGCTGCTGAAGTAGCGGCTGAGATTGTAAAGCGCACCAAAGAACACTTGGAATACGTCGCTGGTGATCCTGCTTGCTGGAGTAAGGGCGGGCACAGCGGGCCAAGCATCGCTGAGAGCTTCATCAGCGCCGGACTGCCCATGATCAAGGGCGACAATGACAGGCTTGCCGGACTCAACCAGTGTCATGAGCGGCTGAAGGTAGATAAGCACGGCCGCCCGGGATTCAAAGTGTCGGAAAGTTGTGTGCATTTCTGGCGAACCATACCGACGTTGGTACACGACGCGACGAAGGTTGAAGATATCGATACCACCCTTGAGGATCATATCTTTGATGAATGGAAATACGCCATGATGAGCCGGCCGTGGACGGCAGAGATTCCAAAGAAACCGCGAACCGTAGAAGAGGCTGAGCGTCAACTTCTACAGGACGATATAGACAGGGCTACGTCAAACGATGAAGGGGAAGACGATTATGACGAAGGGTATTAAAGTTCTTCAGCAAGCAAGTCACGCCGGGTATGTCCGGCGTTTGATCATCGAGGTTGATTGCAATGATATCTCTGCAAAGGGGATGTCTCTGGCAATTCATAACGCTGCCAAGGCAGGGGCAAAGGAACTTACCGCTGCTGTGCGGCGGCAGAAGGGCGTTGAAGACGATGAGTAATCCGGTGGTTATTGTTTTACTCAGCATCGCCTTTGTCCTGCTGTTTCTATACGCCCGGGAGCGGGAGAGACGTGTTGCGGCTTGGACAATACACGATGTGCTGATAGCGGAGCGATCGCAGTATACCGAGGAAGTCCACGAGATGGAGCGCTACTACCGAGATGCCATTAAGCAGAGGGAAGAGCGCATTGACGATCTTGTGTTAAAACTGGCTGCCAGGACCTACGAAGAGCGCATGGGCTTGGAGACACAGCACGTTGAGTTTATCCAGCCTCCCACAGATGAAGAGATATGGGAGGATGAAGAGCGGCAGAGACTGGCGACCGCGGTCCAGGAGATGACAGATGGCGAATAGTCATGTGGGTAGCGTTTCCGAGTTCAAGGGCAAGAGCCCTGAAGAGCTGGTGGCGCTGGTCAAAAGATATTATAAAGACGCCAAGGATGCAAAAGAGCCGCGCTTGCCTGAGTGGGCGGAGAACATTTCTTTTCTCTCTGGTCCGGACGGCCAGTGGGTGAAGTGGAATAAGTCCACCAACACAATCGAGAAGATGAAGCGGCCCCGTGACAGGGTGCATCTGGTCCTTGATGAGATCACACCTGTGGCGGAGATGGCGCACGCCAAGATACTGGCTACTCGTCCTGACGCGACTGCTCTGCCGGCTGATGGCAGCGAGGAGAACCGCCAGGCGGCTCAGGTGGGACGGAAGTTCCTTGAGCACTGCTATTACGATTTACAGATCGAGGAGCAAGGTTATGACTGGGTATCGTGGATGCTGGCCTGTGGCTGTGCATTTACAAAGACCCTTTATAATCCTGACGGCGGGGAGATGGTGCCGGCTGAGGAGAGGATTGTTGATATAAACCCTGAGACCGGACAGCCTGAGGAGATGATGGTTCCCATACTGGACGCTGACGGTAACGAGATGTATAAGCCGGCTGGCGGGCTGGATTGTATCACGATGTCGCCGTATAAGTTCTTCCCGGATCCTGCGGCGGTGACGATGGATGAAATGCGCTATTGCCTGGATGTGCAGGACCGGACAATCGATTACGCTCACGAGCGATGGCCGGAGAAAGCGAAGAAAATAGTTCCGACTAAAAAAGTGCATGATGATGTGCTGGATAGCGCT